CGTCCGTCGTGTGAATGGTCCGTGACAATAAACTTGGCACAGACGGATCCATGGCCTCTATACATGGATGGCACGGAAATTATTCAGAGCGTTGGCGATGGGGCTTTGTATCAAGGTTGTGACGTGTATCACTGGCGGAAACCATTCAAAGGAGAGGAGTATATTCAGGTATTTCTACATTACGTGGATGCAAACGGTCCATACAAGGATCATGTATACGATTCCGGGGATAAAGGTGTTTTGGGTGAACCAGAACTGAGATTTACGTTTACTGGAACAAATGCGGGTAACCATCGGTGGTACAGTTATTCGCAAGGATTCACGGAACAGGAGTGTGATACCATTGTAAAAATGTTCAAAGGTCAAGAACTTCAAAAGGCCGTCGTAGGTAACGCAGGTCAAAGCACGCTTGACGAGACTCACAGGCGAAGCTTGGTTTTTTGGATTCCTAAAGTCAAACGAAACTCGTGGATTTACGAGCGTATATTAAACCTCGTTGGCCAAGCAAATGAAAATATTTTCAAATTTGATATCTGTGAATTGATTGAACCTCTTCAATTTACACAGTATGATTCAACTTTTCAAGGTAAGTATGATTGGCACGTCGACAGTGGCGGCCATGATATACAAGGGAATCGTAAATTAAGTGTCGTTGTTCAGCTAAGTTATCCAACAGAATACGAAGGTGGACAACTTCAATTCGGAGTTGACGATAAATTAGAAGATGCAGACAAAACCAAAGGTACTTTTTTGATATTTCCATCTTACATGCGTCATCGTGTAACCGAAGTTACGAAAGGTGTAAGGTATTCATTGGTTACGTGGATATCGGGACCTCCTTTTCGGTAAGAGGTTCAAACACATCTATAGATCCTGGATAGAGACTTTTAAGATGGTTATACACAACGTCAAAAGCTCGTTCTGAATCTTTTTCTATAGGAACTGCGAGCTGAAAAGGCACACGGACAATGCAATCGCCTTGTTTCGAAGGATCAGCAAACACTTTATAACATACTGTATATTCCAAGATTTGGAGTGCGGGGTTTGATTTTACATAAATAGATTCATCGTGAAAACACATGTACACATTACTGAGTTGAACACCTGACGGAAGTGTCCCAGACGCAAGAATGCCCATTGTATTACTTTATAAGAGTAAATTTCCATGCGACAGTTACGCGCATTTCGTCCACGTGCCGACTCGGGCCAAGACCTCTGTGCCATAAGGTTGAATCAAATAATAAGGCTGAATTTGTTTCGGGTTGGAACGTTATGAGCTGGTCATCATAAAACTTGAATTGAGTCTCACCTCCCCATTTGTCCAAGTCTTCTATTTTATTCATGTAAATCAAAAAAGTGAACGTATCGGGCAGTTCACTATCTTGGTGAAATGACCCGTCCTGACCAAACACTTGGCCATTTGCGTAGACGCGATCCAGACGAAGATTCATATCTGTTGCTTGCCTGATCTTTCCTGTAAGGTATTCTGAAAAATAAGACTCTTGATTTAGATTCAAGAATCCAAATTTACGCGTTCCTTCCACGGAAGTTCCGTTTTGACCCCATGTTCTACTATTATTAATAATAGACCACGCCCTATCAAACTCTGTCACAGTTAAAAAATTAATCAAACGACGAATGTTCGGTCGGGAAATGGGCTTTTCATAACTGATAAACTGCGAAATGGCATACCTTCCAGACCCTTTCGTGATTTTACTCACGGTGTGATTCGTGTTTGAAGGAAACACGAGCATACAATTGTTGTCTATTGGAACTTGAAAATCTTCAAAAAACAGATCACCACCCTCAAAAGCCTTGGGCTCTTTCCACGTATAATAAATAGCAGTCATGAAACTTTGGTCTTCATGTGAATGATAATAGTGTCCTTGACTATATCGACTCACAAGAGTCGAATCATGTTTTGTACGTTCGAGATATTTGAAAAACCAGTTTCCTTTTTGGAGCTCATACTTGACTTCTGGATGAAATACTTTCCTATTAAGTTTCAGAATTGCACTTGCGTCCCGTTCCTGCTTGTAGAAATCATCCAAAAATACCCCTTTATTTTGTTTTTTAGGAGCTCCTTGAACGGTATGAGCCGTTCCTGTTTTCTCGGCACCACCGAGATATGGATCAAGACAATCAAGTTCTTCGTGAATTATCTGAACTTCATCGTCTGAGTAAAAGTTCCGAATGATGCAAAACGTTACAGGTTCAGTATAAAATTCAAACTTCATTTTGTATCTCGTATCATTCTTTTTCCATTATTGTATCGCGTTAGTTGTGCGTTCCTCCCACAGCAACTTGAAAATAAGCTCCAGGACCCTGTGTAGTGTACCATTGCCCAGCCGCTCCGCCATTCCCTCCCGGATATTGACTGGTTGGAATATTGTATTGATATCCGAAATTCCCGTATTGTCCGGCTTGTCCATTCCCTGTTCCGCCACCTGGTGCACCGCTGATTACTTGGCCTTGGATCGATGCTCTACCTCCTTCTCCTCTAGCCCAAGGAAACGCGTTGTAGCCGGGCTGAGATGGGTAAGTGTTGGGACCCGGGTCACCCATGATGCCTGGGCCATACACCCCCGCGTATTGCCCCGCCCCGCCGGCGCCGGGGATGAATGCCACTCCAGCGGGTGGTGCTTTACCTATAGCACCTCCCCCGCCGCCTCCGCCGCCACCGCCATATATTGATCCATAATTAAAAATTCGAGCTCCATTCGTTGCGATTGTAATACCTATGTCACCATTGCCCCCCGGCTGTCCCGGGAACGTTGGAGTTGTTGCTCCGCCACCTCCATTCCCACCCTGTCCAAACGTTCCAACAACTAATGTAGTAGGACTTGTCCATATGTTTGTAGGAGAAACTGCAACATTGAAGGCGGTGCCAGGAAAGACGTTTCTGTAGCCGGCAAACTGACCTTGAATAGCATTATCTGATTCACCCGCATTCAAAGCTATTTGCCAACCATAGGCCTGACCTTGACTAGCGGAAAAGTTACTACGAAGAGGAGCCATAGGACGTCTTGTACCAGGGTTGATTTGTGCGCCGTTCTGTGTACCACCTTGTTGTGAAGCCGTATAATCGGCATACGAGTAATACCGCCCAGATGCGTGTCTCACTGCATTCAGTGGAGTTTTTTGTCCTGGACCTCCCGCTCCAGCCCACTGACCAATACCAGCAAGAGGAACCGATTTGCCTCCATATTGAATGTATGTAAAGGACATCTTTACTTTACTTTAATATTTAAAAAGGTGTTGTTGGCGGCGGCGCGTTTTCTGTCCAATCTATACTGTCCGGATACAGTTTTTTCAGTTCTGCGTACAAGTACGTGTAAGGGTGTGATTCCATATCTGACTGCGGCAAAACAATAACTATAGGTATACGAATATTTGAGCCTTTTTGTCTGCTTGGATCGGCAAAGACTCGATAACATGCAGAAACCATGAAATTATTTGCTATAGGTACTGATTGAGTTGTGATATTTTCCTGACAAAAACTCATGTACACGTTACTGACTTGAATACCGTTCGGGAGAGTTCCGTTCGCAACAAGAATGCCCATGTTACTACTTGTTTAGAGAATTTTTGCATCGATACAACACACTAGTTTTATTTAAAAATCAAATTGTGAAGTGCCTCCCTGTAGGCTATAACAAGCTCGTCGTGCTCTCCATTCATACCCTTGAATCGAAAGCTCGAATCCAAGTTTTCCAAGATGACCCGGTCCTGTTCGACGATGGCTTTACCCATGAGGACAAAAAGTGCGGACGGAACCCCGAAGTTCTGGGAGAACCCCACAAACATCTTGGTTCGCGTATCGCTCAAGGGGCACAGGGTCACATAGGTCATAAGGACTTTTGAACCGTGGACGCCAACATCTGACCACGTGGTATAAGGCAAAACAAAGGTGTGGAAATTGTGCGTCGTACTCAAACCGAACAGTTTGGTCGAAAGGGCGTCACGGTTCGGTACGTAGTCAAACTCGATGGTATGGCCCTTGGGGCGCACATTCGTGGGTTTCTCACCAGCCGTCCCGAACCCTAGAGGGTTCGCATGGACCCACGAGGCATGACACGGGTCTATACCGTTCTCAATAATCATCTGGGCGGACTGGTTGATGGTCGTCTCGAACCACATGGTATTGAACCCCGGCTCGGTCATGTGTGGAACCTCGGGTGGGTCCGGGCCTTCGAGTCCCTTGGGGCGAAT